TACTTTCCTTCTATTAGACATGACCTTACCACAACCTTTAGCGATACCGCCACTTTTAAAACCTATTCTACCGCCATCTTTTTTTCCAGCAGGTTTAGGTCCTTTAAAATCTTTTCTCTTTACACCAGAAGGATCTTTAATTTTACCAGCACAAATTTTACTAGCATAAGCGTTAGCATATGCTGACGGATACACTTTAAATTTTCTTTTCGCTGCTGATTTTCCTCTAGGACAAAGTTTAGTCATTATTTTTTAGCTGTTTGTTTTGCTCTTTTAAAGTTTGCTGCAGTTGGTGCACCCTTTGCACCTTTCTTTCGCATCTTACCTCCACGCTTTCGTTTAGCGTGAATGTTTGCATATAAACCAGGTCTAGCCATTATTTGACTCTACCACCTTTTTTCATATAACCCATTTTGTTTCTAACTTTTCTAGGTAATTTTTTTAAACCTTTTTGACTTGGCTTAACAGGCTTCAAAGCCTTTCCACCTTTTTTCATCATAGGTCTTTTCATCATCATTGTTCCAGGCATTATTTTTTCCTCATTTTATTTGCTTGTTTTTTCTTTTTACCAAAACCTCTTACGGCTTTACCGCCTCTTTTAGTTTTTTTGATTCTACCACCTTTAGCTGCCATAGCATCAATAAACATAGAATCATTGGCCATGTCTTGTGGTGTCATCATTCTTTGTTTTATTCTACCACGTCCAGCAATATCTAACATGTTTGGTCTAATAAACATTTCTCTAAAACCTTCGTTAGCATCCGCAGCATTTAACATTGCGTTTCTATCTCTTTTATTCATTAAAGCTTTACCTGCACCTAAAAGGGCCGCACCTACACCTAAACCTTTAAGAAGTTTTTTTATTTTTTTCTTAGCCATTATTTTTTACCTCCGTTTCTAAATATTTGCGTTCCTTTTATACCATAAATACTCGCGACGACAAGGATCCAAAGATTGGTGAACCATGAAGGGAGCTGTGAGAACATATCGAAAAACAATTTTACCTTATCCATTGCTGTCGGATCGTCCGATACGACTGCCCAGGCCAGCACCAACACGGGCAAACTTAAAATTATCAAAACTGCCTCGTCTTTCCAGTCCGATTGTCTGGCTTCTAGCAATTTTCCTTGGTAAGCTTCGTCACCTCGGGCCATACGCTCAGCATGCATTAGTTGTGCGTCCGACATTGCCATCTTCGTTCTCTGCTTATTAGCATAAATTTTACTTCCAGCAGAAACGGCTAATTTAATTGCCGATAACCACATAATTAATACCAGTCAGCTTTACTTTTTTTCTCTGCAAGCATTGCTCTTTGGCCTTTTACTTGAACAGATTGAGTTTCTGTAGGTTTTGATACTTCAACCTCAACTCCGCCATTTGAAAAGCCGTCTTTGTTCACAAACATGCTGTGATCAACGTGAGTCATACCCGCGTGACTTGATTTTTTGTTTTTTTTCATATTTATTCTCCAGTTTTTCGAATGATTGCAACATTTCCAGGCATTTTATCTGAACTCGGAAGAGTTTTACCTAAAATAGTTTTTTCAATCGATGTATTAGCTCTTAGTTTAGCTAATTCTTCGTTTTGATCAAGCTTTTCTTCTTGTAAGTCTTGATTCATCATTGCTCTAGACTTGTCTAGATTCAATCTTTCCTCTGCTTGAGTACGTTTTTGCTCATTATCCATAGCTCTAAGATCTAATTCTCTAGCTTTTAGTCTTGCAACAGGGTCATTTCCGAAATCACCCATAATTTTGTTTTCTTCATCTTTAAATTCTTGTGTCATTTCAGAAATTAATTTAGCTTTTCTTGCTTCAATTGATAAATTTAAAGTTAAAAGTTGTTGTTGAAGCTCAGGAGATTGTGCTACAGCTGGATTCATCTGCGCCATTTGTTGTAACTGCATTAATTGTTGTAACTCTTCTCTAAATTCTACTTCTAATTGTTCTTGTGCCATTAAAGAAATGTGTTCAAATATATTTTTTTGCAATGCACCCATAATCATTGGATTATTTTTAACCATGTTGGTTGCCATAAAATTTAAATGCGAAGTAATATGTGCTCTGTGATCTTGGCCTTTAAATGCTTGAAAAGGTTTTCCAGTCATAGCTAAAATATTTTCTGCAGCAGGATCCATGGGTTGTGGTTGTTGTGGTGGCGGCAAGATTCTGTTTACATCTTTGACACCAATTGCAGTGTACATATCCCTATACGCTTCATATAAATTATGCATTCCAGGATTTGACATTGCAAGTTGTAATTCTGTTTGAGCTAAAGTTATTCTTTGTGATTGCGAAAATATATTTGGATCTGCGATAGGAAGTATATCAATCTTATCATCAAAATCTGAAACTTTAATATTTCTTTGTCCACCTACAACATCATAAGGATATTCTGGTGGCAGATAAGTTTTAAATACATCTGCTAGTAAAACAAATTCTTGTTTTAACGCCACATACAATCTTTTATGTATGGCTGACATGACCCTGGAGCCACGCTCTAAGAGGGCAATGGTCGTACCAACAGCTGCCTGTTGGTTGCCGTCACCGACCTGCATGTCAGCTATGGCGGCAAATCGTTGACCTGCTTGAACCACTATACCCATTAATTGTAATAATGTTGCTGATGGTTCTTTGAAAGGTAAAGGCATAAATGCATCTCTGATGTTTCCTCCAGGTGCATCTACATCTCTAAACTCTCCAGGTTGTATCGATTGCGCTTCATCTCTAACACGAATACCACGTTGTTTAAATCCAGCTGGCATATTTGAAAACGTACCAGCATCTAACAACTGTCTAAGTGCATTCGTTGCAGTTCTTGATAATCCACCGATCATGTGGATTAAGCCAAATCCATAAAAACCTAATCCCGGTAAAAATTTAAAATGTGTAAAATATTCAATTTTATTTTTTAACGGATCCTCAGCTTTATAGTTTCTTCTAATAGATAAAACTTCTCTTGATGATGTATCAATTGTTACAATGTAAGGAAGTTTTATTCCTGTCGGGTTTTGCTCCATATCCTTATCTTCAAAACCTTCAAGATCTATATTTGTGTGAAATTCTAGAATAGTAAACATTTGTTCATCTCTAGTTTTTCTTGTTCCTTCTAACTCTCTTTCTTTTTTCTCTACTTCTGTTTCTTGTGAGTAACCTGGTGAAATTTCTACATCTCTGTAAAAACCAGCTACTTGTTTTTTTCTTAAATCGTTTTCTGATATTTTTAAAACGTGCACAATTGCGTCTGCATCTTCCAAAGAAGTTGCAGTGTATGGAACTATCAGATCATCTGCCGGAACAAATTTAGACACGGCTCTGTCTAGAAGTTCATCGTAATAAACTTTCTTAAAAGCAGAGCCGCTAAGAGGGAGATAAAAAAGTAACTGATCGAACTCGGGTTCATACTCTTTCATCTTATTCATGAGTTGATAGTTCATGAAATTTTTTACTCGTGTAGCTTGGTCTTCTTTTTGTTTATTTACTACACCCATAATTTGAGTGTGGACTGGACCAGCTGCTGGGAGTAATTCTTTGTAAGCATGTGCTTGAAACTGTGTTACCGCTTCAGCTAATACAGGGTGAGTTGCACCACTTGCATTTGTAAACGGTTGTGATCTTGTTTGATATTTAAATCCTAATAAGTCTAAACCTTTTGTATATCCGTCTTCCCAATCTTTTCTAGATGCTTTGTATTGTGTGTAGTTTTCATAAAGATCAGAACCTAATCTTCCTAAAACTTCTTCTGGTAATAAATCTGCTAAATTATCAAAATGTTCGTTTGTACCTGGCTGGTTTACAGCTTCTGGGTCAAAACTAATTGTTGCACCACCATCTTCTTCTTGTGTAACTTGAATATCTTCTGGTCCAACTTGTTCTTCTACATTTGCCTGAGATGCTTCTACGATCTCTTCTTCACTAGGTAATTCTATTTCCTGCTTTACGTTTGGTAAAGACTTGTCTATTTCTGACATTGTTTTTCTCCGAGTTCTTTATTACTATAGTCTTTTTTCCAGGAACATTCAACCCCTGTGGGTGAGGTCCTCTTTCTGGAGGTATTGTAGTTGTTAATTTTTTAGTCATCTAATAATCCTAACCCTTGTATAGCAGCAGAGGCTGCAAATCCACCTATACCTGCTCTAGACAATAATCTTAATGCTGGTTTAGACATACCTAATCTTGCAAATTTTCTAAATGCTGAGGGTAATCCTCTGGTTAATTTATCTGTCTGTTCTGCAAATATTGGATATGTATAATTAATAGGATTTGTTGCAATATCCTCTAATGAATCTCCTTCAGCTATTTGACTTGTAAGATCCATTGCAGCTAATGGTGCCAGCACTCCAGGTGATGCTGCAATACCAAGTCCTTTTCCTAATACTCTTCCACCTGTTCTTATCAATCCTTTTCTTTCGACACCAAGACCTCTTGATCTACTGGCTTTAATTGTTGATGGTGCGCCAAGTGCTGTTGATGCAGCTAATGATGCTCCAACCGCCGGTAGTTGATAATCCAAAATATCTGGTCTTTGAAAATCTTCAGAGACAGGTTGTGTCACCATATCAACTAACATGCTTTTTTGTTGATCTTCGTTTGATAGATAAGTTGTTGGATCATCGTTTCTAAATGTTTTGACTAGTCCTACTGCAGTTCCTATAGCAGCACCTGCACCAAATGTTCTTACACCACCTGATTTTAAGAATCCTATCGCTGCATTTTTAACTTTTGCAAGTGGTCCACTTTGTGCTTTTAAATTTTGTAATTTTTCTGCAGATCCAACAGGGTCTTTAGTAATTGCTTCAGCACAACTATTTGCTATACCACCAGTTGCTTTACTTAAAATAACACCACATGATTCTGGTGCATCTTTTACAGCTTTTAATAATTTTATTTGTAGTTTAGATGTAATATCTCCTACAACATTTGGATTTATTTTTACTGCATCTTTAAATAGTTTTACTGATTCTCTTTTTGCAACGCCCAGTCCTTTACCCGGAGTTATGGTCTCCGATGCAACACCTAGTCCTTCTTGAGCCGCACCTATTTTCTTTAACTCATAGTCTGCAAGTTGAGTAGATATTTCACCTTTATTAAGACGATTCATAATTGTTGCTGCTTGAGTATTTTTTATCTGTGTTAACAGTTGAAAATTTTTAGTAGGCTCTTTAGAAATTAATTCTTGGTGTTGTAAAGTTAATGCATTATTTTTAAAAACTTTTAATGAAGCGTTTCTATCAGTAGTAAAAAAATTATATATTTCATTATATGTTGGAACTCTTTCATATTTTGCAAAGTAACTTCCTAATAATTTATCCGGAGATTCGTATTTAAATCTTTTTGCAACTTTAAAAAAACCTTGCATATCTTCATAATCAGGATGTTGTGTAATTATTTTTCCTGCTAAAGCATTTGTTTTACTTAAATCATAATCAATGTGTGTGTATAACTGGTTTTGTCTAACATCGTTTACACCTACAAATTTTTTATTTTTATCAAACACGTTTGTGTATGTTCTTTCTTCTACAGGTATGTTTGCTTTTTCTTGCCTTTCCGCAGCAATTTTCATGTAGTTAATTAATCTGTTTGCATCTTTCTCAGGGTAGTAACCTTGTCTTGGTTTATACTTTACATCTTTTCTTTTTAACCCTTTCATTCGTAATGAAAGTTTTTGTTTCTGACCTGATGTTAGATTTATAAATTCTTCTTGTGTATAAGGTAGTCCCGTCCTTGGGTTAATTGGTTTTTTCTTTTCTAATAGATCAACAGTTTTAGGATTAATTTTTGTTCGACCAACTTTTTGATAACCTAGTCCTTTGTCAAATCTATATTTTTGTATAATTCTTTTCTTAGCCGCACTATCTGTTTCTTCCCATTTATTAAAACCCTCGGCTTTAATATATTTTGAATATTTTTTATTTATTTCTTTTGAACTAAGCCCTCTTCCAGTTTCTAGTTTTCTTTCTTCAATAGCTTCTAAAGCTTCTTCTTTTGTATCAAAGATACCATTTCTACCATTGTTAGATGTTAACGTTCTAGAAAATAAATCATCTCCCGTAGATACGTAATTTTTAGCAAATAAATCTCTTACAATATATTTTCCTTTAAATTCTTTTTGAGTGCTTAAAAATGGAGCTTGAGCCATTACACCTCCAGGATGCCGGCAAGACCACCATTTCTAAATCCAAGTCCTATGTCTAAGCCAAGTTGTTTCTGGATATCTTTAATTTCGTCTGGGAATGCATCTGGGTTTCTTAATACTTTGTGTAGCTGTTGAAAGTATGCTGTCTTTTCTTTACCAACTAAACTTTTATCAGTTCCTAAACTTGCAAACAATCTTGATATATCTCTACCTTCAATACCATATTTTTTTAATGCTTGGTAACCCATCTTGCCACCACGAACTAACATGCCCGCCATGTAACCTACACGTCCACCATCTTGAAATTCAAAATCTTCAATGTCAACAGACTCTGGATCGAATGATCTATTAGTTATGGTATTGCCTTTTGCATCTTTAACACTGACTAATCTTTCAGCAAATAATTGTATGTCATTTGGTGTATCTAGTTTTGCAACTGCTGCTGCAACTTTTGGTCCAAAGTATTTTTGCACTAGTAGTAATGGATCACCCATTCCTCCGCCACCACCTTCAGTCATAAATTTAAAATCATCTATTTCCATAATATCAGCCAAAGTTGTATTACCCGACTCATCAGATAAATCTTTTATTCTATTTAAAAATTCTCTAGCATTTGCTCTAACCACTGGTTGAGCATTTTCTGCAACACCTGCGTTTAAATAAATTTTATTTACAATGTCATTTACGATTAGATTACTACCCTTGACATTTTTTATTGCTTCTAAACCTGCACCTGTAAATGGCGCTGCAATATCATCTGGTCCTCCTCGTGAACCTGGTGGTGGTAAATCATCTACTATCTCATCAGCAGGAACTCGTTGCACACCAACACCTCTTGGTATATCATCTCCTGTTCTCAAAGACATTAAACCTTCTTTGTCTAAGTTTCTAGTTCCTGTCGCGAGGTCTGTAATGTTTGCTGGTGCTGCAGGTGGAAAATAAACATTATCCATCTTCTGCATATTAGATAATAATTGAGTTGCTTGTATGTCATTCAGTTTACCGGATACCGCATATCCTACAGAATTTTTTAATTCTTCTACTGCTTTTGATTGTGGTAATACGGCTAACGCTTCTTCGTTAAGATCCATATCTAACATTAGCTCTGGGGATTTACCCTTTCCTAAAAAATTTACATTTGTTTTTGTGCCAAGAACCTCGGAAGTGTTGCCTCCAAGTTTGGTGAACAATTGTAAGATTGCATCTAATGTTTGTTTCCTAGCCATAATATTCTATTCTACTCCTATCCGGCAAAGGTTCGTCTTTGTAAGAATCTTTGTTACGAACTAAGCCACCTTGTTTAATACGCATAATCGCCTGGGTCATAGAATCGACATAGTCATCGTAATCTCCAAACGGAAATGATGCGCACTCCTCCACAACTTCCTGAGCGAAATGTTGGTGCATAGGAGCCCAAA